AAAACTTTCAGCCATTACTTGCTACCCCACTTGGATACAGCTTTCATACCAAAACTAGCCGCTATTGCAGCGCCTAAGAATCCTTTGTAGTAATCTGGCATTGTCTCCAAGACTATAAATCCCTGTTCAACATAAGGAACCATTGAAGGTATAAACGCACCTATCAATGGCAAACTAAGGATAACGGAAAACCACTCATCCTTCCAAGAAGTCTGAGAAGCACTGGCTTGTTGAGTTTCCCAATCAGCGTCAGCATCTATGCGTCGCATCTTGGAGTCATGGACAGCTTGCTTTTCAGCAGCTTTGTTTTTAAGGAAAGTACCTGCAATACTTGTGATAGCACTAAGCCACATATACTCACCTTAAAAAGAAAGCGAGGGGCCACCGAAGCAGCCCCATGCTTAACGGTTGTTACTTAGGCACAACCAGAGTCAGACCAGCTTCAGGACGAAGTACGGCGGTGCCGTATAGCGTATCTGAAGTAAACAGGTTAGCAAGGAACTCTTGCTTGTACTGTGTCTGTGAGCGAACACCTTGCTGCTCAGCCATGACCAATGCGTCACGTTGGAACAACAGAGCACCCAGCATGTCAACAGAAGCAGCGGTGTTATCGCCAGCAGCTTCTACGACAGGACAGTTGGTGCTGACAAAAATGTCAATACCGTACAACTGACCAATTTGACCGTTAGTAACCTGACCGTTGTTTACGAAGTCAGAGCTAACATAGCGGTCGATGCCCATGATAGTGTTGCGTACTGAAGGAGGTACAACAAAGTTGCGTCCGTCCATAGGTACGTCTTCATCGTCCAGCTTCTGAATGATGGCACGGAAAGCAGAGTCAACAAAGACATCTGAAGCCGTTACAGTATCATCATCGTAGGTAGTCAGAGCGTTAGAGTTTGAGTTATCTACGAAGAAAGTACCGCCATTGTTCAGGTAGGTGGAAGATGTAGTACCCGCGCTACCCAAGCCCGTAGCCAGAGAGTGCAGGTCGGTGTCAACTTGCTTAGCCAGCGCATAGCCAGCATCTTCAGTATAGAACTGACGCAAAGAAGACAGTGCTTGTACATCCGTAATATCCTCAATCAAACGTGAGTATTCAAAGTGCTTGTCAATAGAGACTTGTACTTCGCCTTCAGTGTTCGCTTGAATAGTTACGGCAGTCTTAGCTGCTTTAGCGTGTGCATCACCACGGACAGGCTTAGGCACATGGATAGTGTCGCCTTTCTTGCCAGCCATAGACATCTTCTTGACAAGATTTGCCAAGACGAGGTTCTTTTGGTATGCAGCAATAATCTCATCACTCCAAATTTCTGGAATGAAAGTTGCCGCAGCGGTGTTGTCGGTAAACCCGCCAGTTGCGGGATATGTAGAATCAGTCATTTAATATCTCCTCAGATATACTATTTGACCCGTTTCTCAGCATACGCTCTCATTATTTCATCTTGTAGAGCGGCATACCTATGAGGGTCGTCTTTCATAAGTCTAATAATGTCTGCGCGTCTATAGATCTTCTTGGGGCTTGATTCAGAGCTACCACTAGCACTACCTGTACTAGCTGACTTTACTGCTTGCTTACGGCTTTGTTTTTCAACACTAGCTGCTTGACCAATCATCTGTTGACGTTCTTTCCAAAGGCTGAAAAGTTCGTCAGCAGCTTCGTAATCATACTGCTTGTCTGCCGCTACAAAGAGCTTAGTTCTAATTTTAGATGCTTCAATCCACTCTGCAAATTTAGTATCCTGTAAGATACTTTCCATGTCAGGGTGATTAGCCTTCAGTGCTGACAATGCTGTTTGCATCTTGTACTGTTGACTAACTGATTCAGCTTCCTTAATCTTAGGGTGATTCTGGATAGCCTGTGCTACTGCCTTTTCAGGGTCAGTAAAGAAGTCTATTTCTTCGACTTGTTCTTGTTGTTCGGGTGCCGGTGGAGAGTTATGTGTGGATATATATGTATCAACAACCTTACGTAGTTCACCTACTTCAGAACTTTGACGCCCTAGTAGCTTTTCAGCTTCTTGGTGCATCTGTACAAGTTCCTTAGCAGACTTGCCTTGGTATTTCTCAGGAATCTCAGGTTCACTAGTGGTTGCCTGTTCTTCCTCTTGAGGTTGCTCTTGTTCAGCAAAAACGTCCTCTTGTGACGGTTGCTGCTCCTCACGCTCAATTATTTTAGCCATTATTAAACTCCGTACTTATAGTATTGTGGAGGGATTAAAAAAAGGGTTCTAGCTAGGAACTTTGCTTTTTCTCGTATTGGATGTGACTCGCTCTAGCCTTAGCCCAACGCCTAGTGGCGTCAGGAAAGTCTCCGCTGATAGGGTCTAGTTTAGACCTTACAGGCGAGATAATCCGTTTAGCACTGTAACCACACTCGCACCTTACAGTGTGTTGGTCTACAGGTACTAATGCTTCAAATACATGCCCGTCAAGACACTTAAAGTCGTACAGTCTTAACATTACGTTTCCAAGTCAATGTCTTCCTGTACAGGCTCTTTAGCTTCCTGTTCCGCGTTTTGTATTTGAGCTTCTAGGTTAAAAACAGTAGCGAGTATTGCAAGTTGTCCTTTACGGAAATGCAAGTTATCGTTATCTGTTGTGAACTCTACTGAATTAATCTGTGCTACATTCTGGCCTAAATCGTCTATAAGTTGTTTCCAACCTTCTGAACGAAACATCTCAAAATAATTAGCAAAGTAAACTTCAAGTTCTTTAGTCATCTTATGTATTCCCTTAATTAGTTAAGATACAAGATGTATAGTATAGCATACTTTTGACAAAATGTCAAGTATTATTTTACATTTTTCTACCAGCAGGCTTGCGAGCAGGTTTGCGCTGCATTGCTTTTTTCTTCTTAGGTGGTCGTCCTACTTTGCTTCCGTAAGTTCCTTTACCGTATGGCATATTAGTTTTCCTCTTTTTTAGGTGGGTCTCTAAGTAATAGCTTAGTACCTACGTCGGATACAGGCACTAATCTAGGTTCGCAGTAAGCGTCAAAGTGTCTAGTCTTTGGCATGACAATGGCATGTTTACTGACATTTTGATGTACTAAAGCTGTCTTATATTCCAAACAGCTTGTAAGTTCTCTAAAAGCAAGTTCTAATCGTGGCTCACCTTGTTCTAGTATCAGTAGTACAAAGATAAGCATAGTTTCCATTAGATTCTTCTTTTCTGTTTAATCGCCTGTGTCTTAACAGCCGTTGGTTTTCGTAAGTCCCAAGTTAAGATTATCAGCTTGGTGTCCCATGCTGTGCCAAGGATTCTTGGGCCTTGATTACGCACATACACCTCCGCCCCGTATCCACATTTGCCTTTGTTGAACAACAGCCATTTCTTTGCAACTCTGTGTCGCTCTGCTGGTGGTTGCACATAGCGTAACATGCGGTATTCGCGCATGTCGCAGAACAGAGTGGGGTTTCTTGGGTCATAGTCTATTTGGCTAAGAGAGCTTGTACGAGGGCTTGTATCTGCTCGTTGGTCTTCTCTTGAATCTTCTCCTGACGGGCCAGAGAGTTGACTATTGCTTCCACCTTCTGCTCCGTCACTGCTTGTGCCTGTCCGTTGGCTTGGGCCTTTTTTGCAGCTTCCTCCGCTATGGCAGCAATACGATCTCTGTCCTCACTAGCGTGGGCTGTATTGGCCTGTAGTACACCCCAAGCAACTGCTAGACTTACAGCAGCAGCAGCAATAGGTAAAGCCCATTGAGGGATTCTAATTGAGTTCTCAGACATTATTTTTCCTTGTTATACTGCCCGTAAGTTACCGGACTTTTTGTTTACTACTTTTGCGCTAGTTTCTAGGATAAAAGCAGAATGCTGTTTAATCATTTCCAGAATCTTTAACTGTATGTCAATGTCTTGTGCTTCAATTAAAGAACCCCCTAAGTACGAGATAGTCTCTGAGTTGAGACGCAAAGCGCTTGTTTCAGGGTCATCGAACACGGGTATAAACTCAGATTCTATCATATCCAGTCCTTATTTTTTTCTTGACTTAGCCCCTGAACATTTCCAACGCTTGCGCGATAGGTTGTTTGGAGTATTTGGGTCGTTTTGCTTTTTCTT